CATTTAGTAAAGCAATAAAAGAACTTGTAGATAACGGATTTATAGAAATAATACGCATATCCCGTACTCCAGGTATAGGAACAATATACAAATTTTCAAACAAATGGTACAACTAACATGTTATGGTAATATATTATTTGCTACAGAAAGTGTAGCACTATGAGACGTTTCTATTATTTGTTACATAAAATGTAGCACTACATAAAAAAACAAACATTAATAGCACAATTTCTATTATTTGCTACAGAAAATGTAATTAAGTGCTACAAAAAATGTAGCCTTGAAAACTTTAATTTGACTAAATTATATTATAATGTTATAATATCCAACCAAGGGGGATGTTATGAAGAATGGAATGAGGTTTATAGAAAATGAACACTTATTTAACTTTGTATTGACTACTTTGTATTTTAATGAAGCAAGGCACGAAAAAGAAATATTTGAGCTTTGGAGAAAGGGATATAACAACTGTGATATAGCCAAACAAGTAGGATATACAGAGGGAACAATAAGAAACAGAAAAAAAGATTTAACAAAAAGATGTAATGTGCTGATACAAAATCAGTATTAATTTTAAAAACACAATTACGAATAGCTACGAATATTTACGATTTTTACGAATTATTACAACTTAAAACAAACATAAATTTTTAAAAACATATATAATAAACACCACACAGAGAAAAAATGATAAAAAAGTGATAATTTAAAGGAGAATTTTTGATATAGAATTAAAGTGGTGGTAGTTGTGAAAAAAGAGTTATCAATTAAGCAAATATATGATGATTTTGTTGATAAGATTGTATTAACTGATACAGAGAAAGAAATACTAGAAAGATACATAAAAAATGAAACGATAACAGCTATTTCGGTAAATATGGCAATGGGAACAGCAAGTGTATCAAGAACAATAGCACAATTAAAAGTTAAGTATAAATTGTATAAAGATTTAGAAATGGCAAAGCTGATGATATTACTTGGTGAAAAATGAGAAAAGAGCGATAAAATTAGTCGCTTTTTTTGTGTCATAATGAAAATGAAAGGAGACAAAGGTTGAAAACATTTTTAAAACAAATGTGGATTACCTAGTCTTCTTTCTTTTTGTTTAAGGAGATGTAAAAATGTATAACTATATAAATCCATATAATAGGCAAGTTGAGATAGAAAGAATAAACTCTCAAATGGCTGAATTAGAGAAATTAAAGAATCAAATGCAACAGCCGCCGCAACAACCTACTAACTTAACTCAAAACTTCCAAATAGCACCTACAAATAGAGAAGTTATAAAGTATGCAAACAACATAGAAGAAGTACAAAGAGACATGGTAATAGGAGACACACCATATTTTAGTAAAGATATGAGCGTTGTATGGATTAAAAACACAAAGGGAGAAATAAAGACTTATGAACTAACAGAAATAATACCGAAGGATAATAAAGACATTCAAATAGAGTATTTAAAATCACAAATAGAAGAATTAAAGAAAGGCATGAAGAAATATGAATCAAATGATGATGAATTTATTGATGGGACAGTTGAAAGCGAGGAATCCCCAAGCATTAAAACAACTAGAAGAACTAAAAAAGAACAATGGCAATCCACAGGAATTATTAAATCAAATAACAAGTAAGTATACTCCAGAACAAAGGCAACAATTTATGAAGTTTGCCAATGGGTTTGGTGTAACCAATGAACAGCTTAATAGCTTTGGTATCACCTCTAAATAGAGTTGATATATAGAATAGAAAGGAGGTGAATTAATGAACGGAAGTAACGGAATAACTCCTACTGTAGAACTTGCTACAACTAATGGGGGCAACGGCTTTTATCCATATCCAGTAATGTATGGGAATGGAGGGTTTGGAAACAATGGCTTATTTGGTGGAGACGGTATATGGGCTATAATTTTACTTGCTCTATTATTTGGTTGGGGAAACAACGGTAATGGTGGAGGTTTCTTCGGAAACAATGGGTTTGACAATGGATATGCATGGCTTTCTAATGGACAAAAAGAAATTATGCAAAATACAAACAATGGATTTGATACATTGCATTTAAGCAACCAATTAGACACAGTAAATAATGGTATTTATTCATTATCTAACCAACTATGTAACTGTTGCGCAGATATGAATCAAACAGTATCAAATGGCTTCTATAATGCTGAAATAAGTGCAAATAATAGACAAATGGCTAATATGAACACTGCATTTAATTTACAAAGCCAATTAGCACAATGTTGCTGTGATAATAAACTTGCTACACAAGATTTAAAGGCAACTGTTATAAGTGAAAACTGTTCAGACCGTGAAGTATTAAGACAAATCGGTCAGGATATTCTAGTAAATCAGACTGCTAATACTCAAAAGATAATTGATGAAATCTTCAGAGATAGATTAGATGAAAAACAAGATAAGATAGAAGAGTTGAATAGACAAATCTTAATGAAAGATTTACAAGCAAGTCAGTTAGCACAAACACAATCAATTATATCTAATGTGTACCAAGAGTTGAAGAATTGTCCAGTAGGAACTGTACCAGTATACGGAAATACCCCTATATTTAGTTGTGCAAACAATGGATGTGGATGCACAGGAACTACAAGTCAATTTATTTAATAGCATGAGTTGAATACAACACACTCGAATACGAGAACTTGCTAACACCTTCCTGACATCAGGAAAGTGATTTTCCCTATAAGGGGAAAACGAGAGATAGGCAAGTACTATCTCTTTATTTACGAAAGGAGAAAGAAAAATGATTGAAACTATATTAAATGAACCACTTGCTTTGCCAAGTAATGCAAGTCCAATAACTTTTGATGAAACTGACATAAGGACTAGATGCGCTACTTGTAATTGCAATGGATGGTTAGACTATTCAAATGGAAATCCTAATTTCAAAATATTTGGAAATGGATATACAGGATATTATGATGTAGAATTTAGTGCTTCGGTAAGTACAGCCACACCTGGAGTTGTCGCAGTGGCATTATTTCAGGACGGAGTGCTTATACCAGACACCTTAAGAGCCGTAACTTTAGCAGCAGCTGATGATTATGAAACAGTATCTTTTGACAAAAAACTAAGAGTATGCCCACGTGGAACCACTAATATAAGTGTTCAAAGTGTGTCAAGTGTTCCAACGCCAACAGATTCTACAACACCAATAGCGACTACGCAAGCAATCATAACTAATGCAACGTTCAGCATAAGCAGATTGAATAAGTAATGAATAACACAATAAATAATTTATCTTTAATATTGCAAGCATTAAGTTTAGAGATATTATTTAGAGATTTTAACAATAGTGACCTAATGAACGAGTTACAGACACAGGACGAAATGTATCTTAAAAAAATATTAAAGAATCAAGAAGAAATATTAAAACTCTTAAAAGAAAGAGGTGAATAGATGAAAGAAAAAAAAGAATCTAAATTATTAAGGTCAGCAGAAGAAGCGATTGAGAGACAATTAGCTAATGGCTTAAACACTAATAATTTAGATGTGATTTATAAGTTAGCAAAAATAAAGCATATGGAAAAGGAGGATGAGAGTATGAATTATGGAAATTATGAAGGAAGAGGACCTGGACATGGTTCTTATGGTAGAAGAAACTATAATGAAGGATACAACGAGTATAATGATTACAACGATTATGGTCGTAGAGGTGTAGATAGCAGATACAGAGGATACGGTCATTTAGACAGAATGTATAATGAATACGGGAACTATAGTTATGGTAGAGAAAGATACGGAGCAAATGAGGACACTAAAAAATCACTAGAATATATGTTAAGAAGTATGGAAGATTTTGCTCGTATGTTAAAAGAAGAAGCACAATCGCAAGAAGAAGTACAGATGATTAAACAAACAGCTCAAAGAATAGCACAAATGTAATATGAAATATTATTTTTACAATGCCAATCCAAAAGGTTTATTTACCGAAGATTGTGTTTGTAGATCCATCAGTGTAGCCGAAGGAATAAGTTGGGAAAAGTGTCATGAAAAGTTAA